GACGAAAACTATACAGCATAAGGGATAAGATAATGTACACATTAAAATTAATATCTGAGCATATTGAACAAGATACTGATTTCTTAATTGAAGCCAAAGAAGATGGTAGTAAAAGTTACAAGATTAAAGGTATCTTTATGCAGGCTGATGTTAAAAATCGCAATGGTCGAATCTATCCTATGGAAGTACTAAATAAAGAGGTAAGAAGATATAATAAAGAATATATCAACGAGAAACGTGCATTTGGAGAACTTGGTCACCCTGATGGCCCAACAGTAAACCTTGAGAGAGCATCTCATATGATTACTGGTTTATATCCAGATGGTAAGAATTTTGTTGGAGAGGCTAAAATACTTGGTACTCCAATGGGAGAAATTGTAAAGAATCTAATGGACGAAGGAGCTAAGCTCGGGGTTTCATCTAGAGGCATGGGAAGTTTAGACCAAAAGAATGGTGCAAACTATGTGAGAAATGATTTTTATTTGGCGACAGCAGCTGATATAGTTGCCGACCCATCTGCTCCAAACGCTTTCGTAGAAGGCATTATGGAGGGTAAGGAGTGGATTTGGAACAACGGTTTAATGAAAGAAGCCGATGTTGCAGAGATAAAAGAGAATATAGAAAATAACAGTCGGACAAATAATTCAAAAGCTAATAGTTTAGCTTTTGCAAAGTTTCTTCAAAAGCTGTGATTTTATAAATAATAATTAACAAACAAGGAGAAAATCCCCATGGCGAATGAACTAGATAAAACCATTGAGGAATTGGAAGCTGAAGTGCTTGGTGAACTAGAAGAAGCCAATGGACAAGACGCTCCCAAAAAATCTGCTGCACCCGCAGACAAGATTGATACCTCAGAAGCTGATTACGAAGATACAGGTGCCCCTGTAGTTTCTCCAGATCAGAAAGATGCTGCCGCTAAAAAGCTTGCTTCTAAAGCAAAACAAGTTGGTGGTGATGCACAACAAAAATCTGCTGGTAAAGCAGACAGTATGGATGCACCTAATGACGGAATGAAGAAGGTTGCAAAATCACTTGCAGCTGGCGATCAAGTCGATCACGATGGTGATGATCTAGCTGAAATGGAAAAAATGGAAATGGCCAAAATGACGAAAGAAATGATGGTCAATGCTATGTACGAAATGATGAAGGGTAAGAAAAAGACTGACCTTCAGGCAATGTATAGTGGTATGAAAAGTGCAACAGAAATGGATGACAAGGATATGGATGATGAGTCCAAAGCCAAATCTGAAGCTGTTGAAACTCGTTTAAAAACTATTGATGTTTCCGAGCACGTTGAAGCATTGATGACAGGAGAGGGTGACCTTTCTGAAGAATTTAAGCGTAAAGCAGCAACTGTATTTGAAGCTGCTGTAAAATCTAAAGTACGTTCTGAAGTAGAACGTATGGAAGAAGACTACAAAACTGAACTGGAAGAAAATATAAACACAACTAAGGGTGAGTTGACTGAAAAAGTTGACACATATCTAAACTACGTTGTTGAAGAATGGATGAAGGAAAATGAACTTGCCATTGAGCGAGGACTAAAAGGTGAAATTGCAGAAGATTTCATTTCTGGTCTAAAACAGCTCTTTGAAGATCATTACGTTGATGTTCCAGATGAAAAATATGATGTGCTTGAGGCACAATCAGACAAGATTTCAGAGCTAGAAGCTAAATTGAATGAAGCAATTGAACAATCTGTTCAAATGAAAAAATCCAATGCAGGTCTAGTGAAGGAACAGGTCGTATCTGAAGTTACTACAGATTTGGCCGATACGGAAATTGAAAAGTTTAAATCACTTGTCGAAGATGTAGATTATTCTGATGAAGAGTCTTATCGTGAGAAGTTGGGAACTTTGAAGGAAAGTTATTTTCCTAAGAATGCACCTACAGTGAATGAAACTATTGATTATGAAGACTCTGGCATCGCACAGGACGTTGATACTTCTGGTGCAATGGCGTCATATATGACTGCTATTGGGCGAACCGTCAATAGTGCAAAATAACTAAATTTTATAAATAGTAGAAATTAAAAGGAGATACCAAATGTATCAGACAGAACATCTACAAGAAAAGTGGCAGCCAGTCCTTGCGCATCCTGATCTCGCAGAGATCAAAGACCCGTACAGAAGGGCCGTTACAACTATCATTCTTGAAAATCAAGAAAAGGCTTTGAAAGAAGACAGACAATTCATGGGCGAAGCTGCTCCAACTAACTTTGGTGGTAGTGGAACTAACAATGCGTCATTAGACACATGGGATCCAATTTTGATCTCATTGGTAAGACGTTCCATGCCAAACCTAATTGCATATGACATTTGTGGTGTGCAGCCAATGACAGGCCCAACTGGTCTTATCTTCGCGATGAGAGCTCGTGGACTATCAATGGACGGCGCAGAAGCTCTTGCTGATGAACCAACAATGGTGTCTAGTGGTAATGCTATCGCAGGAACTAACCCAGCTGTTCTTAATGATTCCCCTGCAGGTACATATACAACTGCAACTGGTATGACTTCACTAGAAGGTGAAGCATTAGGTGATACTACTTCTAATGCATTCGCTGAAATGGCTTTCTCAATCGAAAAGCATACAGTTACTGCTGTTACTCGTGCCCTTAAAGCTGAGTACACAATGGAACTTGCTCAAGACCTTAAAGCTATTCATGGTTTGGACGCAGAAACAGAATTGGCAAACATCTTGTCAACTGAAATTCTTGCAGAAATTAACCGTGAAGTTGTTCGTAACATTTACGTTTCAGCTGTTAAAGGTGCTCAGTCAAATACTACAGCTGCTGGTATTTTTGACCTTGACACAGACTCAAATGGTCGTTGGTCAGTTGAGAAGTTTAAAGGTCTAATGTTTGCAATCGAAAGAGATGCAAATGCTATCGGTCAGCAAACTCGTAGAGGTAAAGGCAACATGATCCTTTGTTCTGCAGACGTTGCTTCCGCATTGCAAATGGCAGGTGTACTTGATTACACTCCTGCTCTTAATAACAACTTGAATGTTGATGATACTTCAACTACATTCGCTGGTGTTATGAATGGTCGTTACAAAGTGTATGTTGACCCATATTCAGCAAACGTATCTGCTTCTCAGTACTACGTTGTTGGATACAAAGGTACTTCACCTTACGATGCTGGTATGTTCTACTGCCCATACGTTCCTCTACAAATGGTTCGTGCGGTTGGTGAAAATACTTTCCAACCAAAAATCGGGTTCAAAACTCGTTATGGTATTGCTGCTAACCCATTCCACACAGGAACAGTTGCAGCTGCTGCTGACGGAGCAATCTCCATCAGTTCTGCTACCAACAAATATTACAGAAAAGTTAAAGTCTCTAACCTTATGTAATAATAATAGTTGGGTTAACCAACTAACTACAACAAACTTAAAGAGGGGGATTTATTCCCCTCTTTTTTTTATGTTATAAATAGTAGTATGACAACAGGAACTTCACCACTTAATAGACAACCAACAGTTTTGGATTATTCAAGTCCAACTCAGTTTAGGTTTATGATACACCAACTCCCAAAGGTTGAGTTTTTTACTACGGCTGCAAATATTCCAGCCATATCATTAGGTGAATTAGTTATACCTACACCGTATAAAAGTATACCAATTTTAGGTGACAATCTTACTTTTGATAATTTATCAATTTCATTTATTGTAGATGAAGAATTACAAAACTACCGTTCAATTCACGATTGGTTAATTGGTATTGGTTTTCCAAAAAGTAAACAACAGTTTATTGATTTTCGTAGAAGTGGATCAAATACACCTGATGATGGTGTTGGTGGTAATACTGATATTGGTAGAGTGGGTAGTGCTACAGCAGATAAAGCTTTTTATTCTGATGCAACTCTTACAATACTTTCAAATAAAAATAATCCTATTGTAGAAGTTCGTTTTGCAGACTTATTTCCTGTTGCATTAAGTGGACTAGACTATACACAAAATGTAACTGATGTTGAGTATCTTACTGCTACAATAGACTTTCGTTACAAACTATATGAGATAATACCTATAACATAATGGAGTAATTATGAATCTTGATGAATTGAAGCATGAAGTTTATGCTGATCTAAAAATAGATAATGAACATTTAGATACCGAATCCTTAAAAAACCAAGAAATTAAAGCAAAATATTTAGATGTTAAGTCTAAGTACGAACTTCTTTTGTTCAAAGCAAAAGGCGACTACAAACGTATATACCGTGATAAGTGGGAATACTATGGTGGTAAAGCCGATGCTAAGATTTATATTAGTAAACCCTTTGACATTAAAGTTTTAAAGACAGATTTGAGTGTTTACATTACATCTGATCAAGACGTAATAGATGCAGAAAATAAAATTGGTTATCTAGAGACAGTTGTTGATTATATCAAGGGGGTTATTAAATCAGTTGATAATCGTGGTTGGGATATTAAAAATGCAATAGAATGGAAAAAATTTGAAGCTGGAGTGACTTACTAATGAGATACAATCAATTATTCGCGCAGTGTAAGATACCATCAAATTTAATTGAAGATACTTTGTCCTTTGTTGATTTAGATAAAATGAAAGAAGCTACAACCGTAGCCACTGGAAAAGTTACGGAGGATGGAAAGTTATCAGATTCTAGAAATGCTAATGTAACTTTTATTAATGATAATACTATTATGAAGAGGTGGTTAACTGTAGCCAAAACAATCAATAAAGATTTAGGTTGGGATTTTGAACTCGATGCCATAGAACAAATACAATATGGTGAATATAATGAGGATCAATACTATGGTTGGCATATAGATCAACATACAGCTGTATATGGAGATGGTAGGGTTCGTAAGTGCAGTTTTTCTGTTTTTCTTAATGATGATTATGAGGGGGGTGAATTTGATTTAGAAACTGGTTCACCAAAGCAAGAAAACAGACTTCAAACCTTTGCAAAGTTACCAGTAAATCAAATGCTGTTTTTTCAATCTGATTTTTGGCATCAAGTAAGACCAGTAACAAAGGGTGTAAGAAAATCTTTAGTGGGTTGGGTACTTGGCCCCAAGTATAAATGAAAATATCAAAAGTTAATGAAGTATACCTAACATTAGAAGTAGATGACAGTTTAGAAAGAGAACTTTCTGATTATTTTACTTTTGAAGTGCCTGGTGCTAAATTTATGCCTCAATATCGCAATAGGATATGGGATGGCAAAATACGTTTGTTTTCACCACAAAACGGTAGAATATATGTAGGGCTTCTTCCATATGTTAAAGAGTTTTGTTTAAAAAACTCAATTGAATATGTAATGGAAGAGGGAGTAGAAAGTGATAGAAATCTTTTACGTTCTAGCGTTGAAGATTTTGCATTATCATTAAAACCCAAATCAAGAGGAAAGTCTATTGAAATTCGTGATTATCAGTTGGATGCAATACACCATGCAATATCCACAAACCGCTCACTTTTATTATCTCCTACCGCTTCTGGTAAGTCATTAATAATATACACACTAGTTCGTTACTACCATATGATGGGATTAAAAACTTTAATCCTTGTTCCTACAACATCACTGGTTGAACAGATGTATTCAGACTTTATTGATTACGGTTGGAAAGATGAATACATTCATAGAGTGTACGCTGGTATGGACAAGGGTTCTAAAAAACCAGTTGTAATATCTACATGGCAGTCAATATATAAACTTCACACTCCATACTTTTCACAATACGGTTGTATAATTGGTGATGAAGCTCATCTATTCAAAGCCAAATCTTTGACAGACATAATGGTAAAGTCCAGAGATGTAAAGTATAGATTTGGACTAACAGGAACACTTGATGGTACACAGACACACCGTTTAGTGTTAGAAGGATTATTTGGAAAAGTAAGGAAAATTATCACAAGTAAGGAATTAATGGATAATAATACTTTAGCTCAACTAAAGATTAATTCTATTGTTTTGCAGCATAAAGAAGAAGATGCTAAAAGAGTAAAAAATTATACATATGCAGAAGAAATTAATTATATTGTATCTCATCCTAAGAGAAATATTTTTATTAAAAACCTATGTGAAAATTTAAATGGAAACACTTTATGTTTATTTCAACTGGTTGACAAACATGGTGTTTTACTGTATAATGAAATTAAAAAGTTTGACAGGAAAGTATTTTTTGTATATGGTAAAACTGATACACAAACTAGAGAAGACATTC